TGTTTCGCCAGTTTTTGTATTTCTATATGTTACTATAGTTGTACAATCTATCTTTGGTAAATTATCCGTTTTCATTCCTTCTATCTATTAAAGCATAACTTATCAGGCCTTGTATCTTACTACTACCTGTAGCTGCTTGCACAGTTATAGCATCTCCTGCTTCTAAATTCAAGCCTTGAGGTGTGGCATTTACTTGTTCTTTAGCAGCCAAGTCATCTCTAAAAAATTCATACTCAGTGCTAGAATCTGATGAATCAACAAAATTCATGTTTACTAAAATAGCTGATGACGCATCGTTGTTAGCACAATAAATACTTTTAACTATAATCGTTCCGTCTGTAGGACAAGTAAGCACAGTAGTTTTACCTGTGCCGGTTTGTTTAAAACCTTGATTCTTATAATTTATACTCATGATAAAAAGTAATTAAATGCGTCTTGTTCGTTTTTCAAGTCTTGTTGAAAAGAAAAGTTTAATTGATTTTGTAGTGTAGTTAAAGACTCTAGTATTTGTCTTTGATTTTCCACATCGTATTCTTGTTTTGGTTCAGGTATGTAGTTTGTTATTTTAGCCATAATAATCTGCCGTTCCTGGTACTCCTAAAAGATTTGCATATGGATCATCAGCCGATCCTGGCAATCCTAAAAGATTTGCTGTTACATCATCTGCTGTTCCAGGCACTCCTAAAAGATTTGCCGTTACATCATCTGCTGTTCCAAATGGAGATACATAACCTTGATCTGAAGTCCCTGGGATAGAACCAAACTGTAAACCTTGATTAGCATCCAAGATACCTCTATCTTTAACTCCAAACTCATTTATCAAACCAGTAGTAAATTCTGGTGACTGACCAAACTCATTTATCATTACATCTGTAATGCCACCAGGAACTTTAGTTGCAACTCCCTCAAAAGCTAGTTCAGGGTTATTACTAAAATCAAGATCAGGTCTTAAATCAGCTGCGGTGTTTGGAGTAATACCCATTTGTGATTTTAAAGCAGCAAGTCTTTCATCTAAATTTGTTTCATCTAAAGATCTATTTTTATCTAAATATTTTTTTTGTATTGTATTTTCTAAAGTTTTTATACGGTTAAGATTAATTCTATCTTGTCTAGCTTGATCATATTCTGCTTGAGTTTCATATCCAGTAAATTTTTTTCTTCTCTCTGGATCATTTAAAAAATTAGCACCGAACATTGCAGCGCCAAAAACGGGATTTATGGCACCAAGTAAAACTTGTAGAGGATTTTTTTTAGCAAAATCTAATCCTCTTGTAAAAAAATTGGTTGCAGGTGTACGACCTGTAAAATTAGGACTTGTTTTTTGTATTTGGTTTATAAATTCTTGTCTTGATTCTCTTCCTCTATCACCTGATGTTTGACTTGCTTGAGCACCGCCGAATGTAGGACCTTGCCCTCCACTTAAATTAAAACCACCTGTTGGGTCTTTTCTACCTGATCTACTTGAACCTGCAGATGTACTAAATGATGCAGTAGCCGCATCTGCTCCACCTTTTAAACCAACACGTCTTTTAATATTTAAACCTTTATCTATCATTATCTTCTACCATCTGGTTGTGCGTCTAATCTTAATGTGCCGTATCTCCAGGTTTCACCTGTACCATCGTTTTCTATCTTGACAGATACAAGTCTTCCTCTGGCTCGAGTATCT